AATTTAGTATTTGATATTCTTATTTTTGCATTTCTAACTGCTGCAAATTTTTCTTTTTTAAATCTTCTAACTATATATTCTTGAACGTTTGCTCTAGTAGATAATATAGCGTAAATAATAGATTTGTATAAAGCTTCTTCAGCTAATTTAGGTACTTGCATTTCACCATCTTTAGCTAAACTATCACTTATATAGTCAAATACTATTGTTCTACCAGCTAAGTTAGAGCTAAAATGTATTTTACCTGAGCCACAAATATAAAAGTAACCGTTAACTTGTGCTCGCTGTGGATCTAAACCAAACCTTCTACCTTCATTTGGCCAATATATATCATTTTGATAATCTTGATAATCATTAATAGTATTTTCAGAAGAATCTGATGATTTGTAGTTTTCCCAAGTAGTCGAATCAGGATCTCCTACTTTAAGAAAACCTATTGTACTACTATTTGCAATAGGATTTGTAATATTTGTATCAAATTCCACGTGGTAAGTTCCAACATTTATTACCTTTGCCGCTGGACCTGTACCAGGAGAATTTGGAAAACCAGGATGTGAAACTAACATACCAGCTTTAATTTCAGATGTGTCACTAACTATTATAATGTTATCACCAACATTAGGAGCAGCAGCTACTGTAGTTTCAACATATGTGTTATCTGTGGCTCTTTGTATACCAAGTATGTTATGTCTTTGCACTGTTAATTCTACAACAGCATCATTTGCAGAGGTAAATGGATTAAGTGGTATACTATTAACACCAGTTCCAACACCAGCTGGTCTATCAACAGTACCATCTGAGTTTTTTACAGTAACAGAAGTTATATCAGTTGTTGCATTATAAGATATTTCATGTGCATAGCTTTGGGCAGCTATGTAAGAATGACCACCAAATCTCATACCAACTATTATTTGACTACGCCAATCACCAGTTAATTCAAAAATATTAGATCCTTGAGTTAGTTTAACTTGCATGCTTATAGAATACTTACCATCTTCGTCTTGGTATCTATGAATACTAGGATTAGATGATTTATTTTCTGGATATATTCTATGTTTAATACCAGCGCTATCTACCCAAGATACTTGAGTATAGTTAACATAATCTATTGGTAACATTTTTTGCAAAGAAGGAGGTACTTCAAATTCTTCTGCTTTACAAGATCTAAGAACATCAAAAGATAATTCGGCTAAAGTTCTCTGAGCATGAAAAGCAATATCAGTTCTTTTTACTCTTGGTATTATTTTATCTTCTCCAACATAAGCTATTTCAAAGTTTGTTATAACTTGATTTAAAGGAGTAAACTGGTACTTTCCTTCACCTATACCTTCTTCGTAATATTCTTGAGCTGTATATTGTTGTAATCCCATTTATTATTGTTTTTCTTGTTGAACTTGTGCAACTTCTAAACCTTGACCAGCACTTGCTAAATCAGATCTTTTTATAGCAATTCCAGCAATTTTTAATATTTTATAAACCAATTCATTTTCTTCTGAAAGATGTAGCTCAAAATTTGTAGTAACACTATCGTCAGAATCATACATGGCTCTACCATTAACAACCACATATCCCCATTGTGGTCTTCTTGGTTTTTTTATATAAGTGCAAACTAAGTTAGTTTGAATTGATATAGGATAACCTATAACAAGATGTCCTAAAGTACTAGAAGAATTTCTTAAATAGACCGGCCTAGTTTCTGTTGGTCTCAACAAAAGTGAAGTGTTCATTCGTAAAAGTTCATCTGATTCAACTTCTTGTAATACTATACCGGTAAACTCTCCTACACCTGGATTATATATTACAGTTCCTAATCTATAAAAATCATCTACTAAAATCTGTCCGTTGCTCTGTATGGCAGCAGTTCTTTCAAATACAGCTATTTTTTCATTTAAGTTATGTATTATATCACTATACTCACCATCGTTACCATTAGCTCTCATAAATTGGTTTTTATCATAAAAATATTGTTCAAATATTTCTAATTGAGCTTGATCAGCAAATGTATTAAACTCATGAGGTGTAATATAACCTCTTTGTTCTTTATTAGCTAACGATAAAACTTTTTTATATACATTGTTTATACCTACTGCCATAATTTATTTTTAATTGTTATAAGGAAATAATCTATTTAAAGTTTCTTGTCTTTTATTGCAACCACAATCTTTGCCTGTAGCTTTAGCAACAGTATCAACTACTTTTTTTATACCAGTCGCTTTTGTAATTTTTGCTACAGTATCACCTAAACCTTTTGATTTTTTATTTTCCATATAATATAAGTTTG